TGGTCAAGTCTTCATGCAGTCGCTGCCAGTTTATATCAAGCGGTCCGCTTCCGTCCGAGTAATCGCCCATGAGCAGCTGGCCATCCTTGAGCAGCTGCACTGAACGATAGTTCTTAGGCGCACCATCGAGCTTGATGTCGATGTCATGCTTGAGACAAGTGCGGCGCACGCGATTGTAGAAACGCTTTTTGTCGGTGACCATTAGGCCACCTTCCTTCTGTAACTTTCCAGCCGCCCCTGCCTACACTCCCAAGCCATCAGCCTAACACTGTGACGATCAAGAGAATCACCCTCCAGCTCGCAGCGGCCATTCTTAACCTGCCAAGCAAGACCAGCCAACACTTCAGTCTTGGTGAAGTCGATTGGATACTGGTCGCTCTTCTTAGATGCCATGCATCGAGCTACAAAATTTTGGGTTTCAACATTGTTCATTCTTTTCTCCGGTTTCGTTAATCAATATGACCATTATGCACATTCCGTGTCGTTGTGCAACTATATGTATACATTTATTTCAATATACAGAAAGTTGCATTTGGACACGGGGTGTGGTAAGCTGTCCTCATATTCAACAACCGGAGATATGATGAAACTACCTAACAAGATTACGCAAGGTTGGCTCGACAGCAAAGGTTACGAGATTGGGTGGATGTATCGCAACCACGGCGGATATCGATTTGTAATTCTACTCAAGCGCGGACGTAAGTGGGCCAGCTTGGTAGAGCAGGGACCAATCGGCGGACTCAACAAACGATTCAAGATCAAGATGTCTGAACTCGACAGGAACTTTCAGCCGCTACGAATAGTACGCGGCAAAACAAGGAGAGCGGCATGAAGGGATATAAATCACTGGAGACTACAAAAGATTTTGTGAAGGGTCAGGCGAAACTTTTGAGAAAGGCGTTAAAGGTATTTAGAAAGACTTGCAGCAAGAAAACTTTCCAAGCTTGCGTCTCTCCAACCTTTCTCAAACTCTCAAACATGGACGACTCAATTTGGGAGTCTTATATTGCTTGCGAGAATCAAATCTCAAGAAGCATGGGAAACCATTTGGGCGCAAACTACATGTACTCAACGATGATGTTACATTCGCTCGACTTGAACGCCGAATCTTTAAGCAATGTTGACGGGCAAGAGATTTGGAAAGGCTCTGCTCCTTTTCTTAGAAAAGCTTTGCACACCGCGATTTGGGATCGTGAAGAAATACAACCATTTAAATATCCAAGAAGCGAGGGATATGTCGGCATAAAAACTAGATTTGGGAATGGCATGGATGAATCTGAAAAAGAAGACTTGTTGAAAGTAATCGAAATTGCAGAGGAGCAATGCTCTCTCTCGCAGATGATAAAAGGAGTAGAACCTGCAACGAGCGATTTGACAGGTCAGTCTCGCGCTTACATGCCGCTTGAATATGAAGGCTCAGCAAAAAACCAAGAAATTATTCAATGCATTGAAGGCAATTTTGACAGGAGGTCTTTGGATCAATATTTTTACACGACTGACCGAGTCGTAATTTATCCAGAGTCTGCTGACTTGTTAACCAGCATCTTTGAAGCCGACTACCATCTTGACGGCTTTGAGCTGGATACTTCTTTGAAAGATTTTATTCTAATGATGCCAGAAGGTTTTGAGATAAATGGAGTAGACGTTCCATCGATTCAGGTTTCGATAAGCTCTAGATGTCAAAGGAATGTCGCGCTGTATGATTACATCAAAGATGTTTTGGAAAAAAGGTGCAGAGACTTTGGCGCTGCTATGCTTTATCAACAAATTATCGAAGAGTATGAACACAGTTTAATTAACGCCAAAAAAGCTTTGGAAATTTCAAATAAATATATTGGTATTCATGGGTCCAGCGTAGAAGGCTGGACAGAGGAATCGATTGAAAAGTTCAAGCATGAAGTTGAGCAAACGGGGCAGAGTTTTGATGAAGCCCTAGACGGGTTAGACCTGCAAGAATTTTTTGTGACCGAAATAGTGATAAGGGGCGGAGGCGCTTACGCCACCTTGGGGATGGACTCTTTTTTTCATGCCGTGAATGCCGACAAAGATCCTGATTCAGAAAAACAATTTTTGGAAAACAATAAGTCAACCGACGCGCATCAAAACCAAGAGTCAGCAGATAGACTCGCTGACATTTGCAAACTGATCTGCTCAGTCTTGGTGTACTGCCAAGCCCTAGGAGATGAGGTGCTGCACAAGGGTGTACCGTTTAAGAAAGACAATGTCATCAAGCTGTCAAAGAACACTAACAAGAAGAAAGGTACAACCTCCATGACGTTGAGAGGTCCGAAAGGATTCTCGTCTAAGAGGGCGCAGAGCCATTACCGCAAGTGGCACTTCAGGACGCTCAAAGACGAGCGCTTCTACCAGAGCGATGAGTGGAAGGACAAGCCAAGAGGCAGTCGCGTGGTATTTGTTAGGGACTCTGTGGTCAATCGAGATGTCAGCCCACATGTCCTTACTGACGGCACAAACGTGGAGGACAAGGTTATGACTGCTGAGATGTCCAAGGAGGCAAACAATGGGTAAGGTGATTTACGGGGTGTTTGATAACTCGATGTGGGAGCTACATGTGCATGTGCGGATCAACGGTGAGGAAGGTTATGTGAGACACGTTAAGTGTGACGATAACAAGTTTCCTCAACTCATTAGCAGCAAGGTAAATGACCTTGACAAAGAGGGTGAAAACTATCGAGTCTATCTAGACGGCGAGCTAGTGCATCAGTCACAAAACTGATGATTGAGTGGTTTTTATTTGGGTTGATAGTCAGCATGGCCGCTTTTCAGTTGGCCGTGCTGTCTAAAATGTGGGACGATCACTGATTGTGTGACTTGAGTTGTTGCTGGCGCACCCACTCTAGGTATTCTTTCTTACTCTTGATCTTTTGCTGTTGTTGTTGCGGCATGACGACATAACGATTCTACATTCCGCCGCCAATTCGTTGCATTCTAGGTCCAGAAGGTTTGAAGTCCGGGTGTTGCTGGCCCTGCATGAAAACTTTACCAGTCGCTTTGTCGATTAACTGATAATAGTTTTGACCATCAGGGCTGCTGATATTGCGTTGCTCAAAAGGCAAACTCTCGATAACATCTCTCTCAACACCAGCCGCTATACCAGCAGCGTCAGGAGCCTGTATGCTCATGCCAAAGCCATACGAGTCCATATCCATTCCGGGTCCAATAGGACCAGCAGTCTCAAGATACTGTTGCCGCGAGAATCGTTCCATGGGAGTCATCTGGCTGAAGCCAGTTGCACCCCGGCCTTGGCCTCCCCTGAAAAGTCCCAAGCCTAGAATGCCGCCTCTGCCTGTGCCTTGGCCTCGTCGTCGTCCCATGATCCCAAATCCAAGCGGTCCGCCTCCTCTACGTTGTCCGCCTGTAAACTGACCCGCCATAGCCATTGGGTTTGTTAGATTGGCAAGCGTGTCTTGCATGCCAGTCACACGGTTAACAGGACGCGCTAGTCGATTAAGAAAATTACCTATACGCCTACCGCCGGGAAGGCGCTGTCCAAACCGTCCTAGCCCTGTAAATCCCCTAGTAAAAAGATTGCGTGCAGCTGGCCCAACAAAAGGTAGTGCGCCTATACCGCTCCTGTTAGCCAGCATTCTGCCAAACATTTGTGGCGCTTGGCCGTAGATAGGACCACGGTATCCGCGTCTGTAAGGCACTGGAGCTTGTCTAAATCGATCAACCATATTTATCCGCCAGCATCTTGCGCGTGTTCTTTCTTGAAGGCAAAACCGCCTCCAAATCCTCCGCTACTTGCGCCACTTCCTCCAAATCCACCGCCACCGCCTAATGATGAAATTCTTGCGTAAGGAATGTTAGAAGCAAAGCCGCTTGTGCCTAGGATTGAGCCTCTCGGCGCTCTGGCAAAAGAGTATTCAATAGCAGGCTCAGCGGGAGTGTCAAAAATATCAAAATCACCGCTTTCAATTGTGCCTGTATAGTTTGGTACGTTTCTAGTCGAGCTATCTTGCCTACCTGTTACAACGTCTTCGCCAATTTTTGGTGTATAACTTGAAGCAAAAGCGCCACTTCCTAAGATGCTTGGAGAGCCGCTATATTGTTGTCTCGCAACTTGCCTTGGGGTTCCGCGTCCTCCTAACAAGCCAAAGCCTAGCAGGCCTCCTTTGCCTCTGAGGCCAAACATAC